GAAGAATGTTAAGCTATCCTCCGTATGTTTACGTTACCTTAATAAAAATAATGAGTAAAGATTATGAAACTGCTAAAAACATCAGTAATGAAATTTTTACCTATTTAAAAAGAAACCTTTTGAATTCTAAGATACTAGGTCCATCGGTTGCTAACGTTTTTAGAGTAAATAATGTATATAGGTTTCAAATTATTATAAAATATAAGTTTGATAATAATATTTCATCTTCATTAGCTTTTATTGATGAAACGTATGCCTTAAATAAGGATATTTTTGTCGATATTGATGTGAATCCTATAAGAATATAAGTCTGGTATCATAAATTTGCATAATTTGAAAAAATTTAGTATAATAAGCCTCACTTGAAGGGGAAAAAGTGTATGGAAAAGAGTTTTAGTGGTTTAAAAAATGATGAGACTAGCAAAAAGAAATTACTATTTTTTGTTCAAAATACGGGAGATTTTGCCAATTTAGAGGATAAAAGGGAACTAAGTATTATTGAAGCAGTAAAAAATAGTGTTTCAGAAGATGCTGAGCCAGCAAAAAATGATGAAGAAATTTTAAAAGAATTAGGAGATTTTATTTCAAAGTCTACTGGTGAAGATGATGAATTTGAAGAGTTAGAAGAACTAGAAGATCTTCCGTCGATGGAATTTGAAGAACTTCCAGAGTTAGAGGATTTGGAAGAACTAGGGGATGTAGATGCAACTTTTTTTGATGAAATTTCTTCTGAAAAAAAGGGCTCTATTAAAACGGATGTAAATAATTCTTTTTCTAGCAATTTACACGAAATTAATAATTCTACTGAGGAGTTAAAAAATCAAGAAATTTTAAAGGCCTCGACAGAGTTAGAGGATTTGGAATTATTATTTTTGGATGAATTTTTAAATGATAGTTTTAGATTAGATTTTCAATCTAATGATTTAGATAAAACTAAAACTTCCAAAAAAGTCGAAAAAAAAGAGAAGAAAAAGAATATTTGCAAAAAAAGACAAAAAAAGGTTATTCCTAAAAGAGCAAAACGAGTAAAAAAATCTCGCCCAGCTAAAAAGAAAAAAAGTAAAGTTGTCTTAATATCTGCTATTTCTCTTGCTGTAGCAGTTACAGCACTTGCAAGTAAATATGGATATAATAAATATCAAGAAAAAAATAAAGTAAGTATTGTTTATGATGTAGGAGATAATAAAGAAGATGTTTTAGAGGATAATTTTAATTCTGTTATAGAATCTAATCTATCTATTGGAGATAAATTAAAACTAGAATTAGAGGAATACTTGAAAACGACATTCCGTTTTGGGGATGGAAGGGAACTGAATGTGGCCGCTACGGCAATTGATACCGGCGGCAGCCATACGAACCGTGTATATAAATGGGTCAGGTATATGAATAAAAAAGGGAAACGTGTATATGGCATCAAGGGGTATACAGGAAGTGGCGAGGTTCCTTTAATTTACCGCCAGACAAAAGTTGACATTAAGGAAAAAACAAAGGATGGGAAAGAAGTTGTGGTAGATTCCACAACCATCCGGATTTTAGGGGTGAGTTCCGGGAAGGATGACATCAGCAGCCGGTTAAAAATTGAAGAGCCTGGCGAAGGGTACTGCCATTTCCCGTCAAACCAGGGCAGGGGATATGGCCATGAATATTATAAAGGCCTTCTTTCGGAAAGCAAGGTTACAAAGAAAGTGAGGGGTGTCATTAAAAAAGCATGGGTAAAGAAAAGCGGCGCAAGGAATGAGCCGCTTGATTTATTTAATTATAATTATGCAGCATGTGAGCTTTTACGCCCTGTCTGGGGAGAGTTAGAAGCAAAGCTTGAGAAAGGAATCAACTACATGAAAGCAACAAGGAAAGCAAGAAGAAAAGCAAGGAAATCACAAGGAGGGATGGAGGTGTGACAGTTGGGAAATTACCGCCTGGAAATGAAAAAAGAAAGGCTCAGGAAGTATTATGAAGCAGAAGAAAAGATACTAATGGGGCAGTCGTACGCCATTGGCAGCATGCGTCTGACAAGGGCTGACCTCCCTTCCGTGCAGAAAGAAATAAAGGAGCTGGAAGCAGAGGTTGACGCACTGCAGAAGCATGGTACTGCAAAAAGACGGTGCGTGAGGGTGCTGCCGCTTGATTAGGGGGGACTATGGGATTTACAGAAAAGATTATTAATGTATTTAACCCGTACGCTGCTCGGAAGCGTGCCGTAGTAAAAAAGGAAATAGAAAGGATGGATGCAGAATCAGAAGTTTTAAAGGCGAAATTGCGCATCCTAGGCACGCTTATGGAGCAGGGGGATGGCACAGAAGTAAAAAACAGCGGGTATTCCCATGGTGCTGCTTCCAGGAGGAGGACGTGGGCAAGGGAGTACCACTCCGAAAGCGGCTCAGCAAAACGGGACATTGAGGAGAACAGGAAACTGCTCCGGGAACGCAGCCGTGACCTGGTAATGAATACACCCCTTGCGGCAGGTGCCGTAAAGAGCAGCCGTACAAGCTGTATTGGCCCGGGGCTCGTCCCAAAGCCGAAGTTAGATTATGGATTCCTTGGCCTGACACAGGAGGAGGCAAATAATCTCCAGGGGCTGATAAAAAAGGAATTTGCCCTTTGGGCAGAGTCGACGCTCTGTGACAATAACGACCAGAATAATTTTTACGAACTGCAGCAGATTGCCTTTATTGACTGGCTGAAGAATGGGGAAGAGTTTGCCTTGGTTAAATACGATAAACCGCTGCCTTATATGCCGTACCAGCTCCGGCTGAAACTTGTGGAGGCAGACAGGGTATGCACTAAAGGAAGCCTGGATGGGGCGTATGACGGGTTTGACAGGAAAGAAAAGAATGGGAACACTGTCATGAACGGGGTCGAAACGGATAAGTCAGGGAAAGTCGTGGCTTACCATGTTGCTTCCCGTTTCCCGGGTGAATATGGGGAAGGGGAACTGAAATGGGCAAGGGTGTTAAAAAGGGGGGAAAAAACAGGGAACCCTAACATCCTGCATATTTTTAATGCGGAACGTGCCGACCAGTACAGGGGCGTCCCTTTCCTTGCACCGGTGGTTGAGGCAATAAAGCAGCTTACACGGTATGCGGAAGCTGAGATTATGGCAGCCCTTGTCAATTCCCTGTTTACTATTTTTATCACTACGGAGACAGGGAATGACATGGGTGGCTTTTCTGGTGATGGGGAAGACGGTGGCAGCGATTACCCTGAAAGCGGGGAAGAGAATGAGGATGATGAGGTTAAAGTTGGTTCTGGCAATGTCGCTTTTTTAAAGGACGGGGAAAAGGTACAGGCAATAGAATCCACACACCCATCTGGGGATTATGATGCCTTCGTAAATTCAATAGCAGTCCAGATTGGGGCTGCATTGGAAATTGCGCCAGAAGTCCTGTTAAAGAAGTTTTCCAATAATTTCTCTGCTTCCAAGGGGGCATTGAATGAAACATGGAAATCTTTCCGCATGTACAGGAAGTGGTTCATTGATGATTTCTGCCAGGAAGTGTACGTGCTGTGGTTCAATGAGGCAGTCAGCAAAGGGAGGATTAACGCGCCGGGGTATTTTAACAACCTGCTAATAAAAAAGGCGTATACCAATGCCACATGGAACGGTCCTGCACAGGGGCATTTAAACCCTATGCAGGAGGTGGGCGCAGCCATTGAGAAGATTAAAAACGGGCTGTCCACCCATGAGGACGAATGCTCCTCCATAAATGGGAGCGACTATGAGGATAATGTGAGGACGTTAAAGACTGAAAATAAACTGCTGTCAGAAGCGCAGGCAGCAGTGGGAGGGACAGGAGGCAAGGATGGCAGTAAAAATTGAAGTAAAGGGACCTATTGTATCGAATGACACAGCATGGATTTACCATTATTTTGGATGGGATGCGTGCAGCCCAAAGGACATATCGAAGAAGCTTGCAGAGGCTGCAGGGGATGATGTCATTTTAGAGATTAATTCTCCAGGCGGTTCCTGTGTCTATGGGTATGAGATGTATACGGCGCTGATGGAGTACGAAGGGAAGGTAACGGCTCACGTTATTATGGCGGCTTCGGCAGCTTCCCTTTTGGCGTGTGCAGCGGATGAGGCACTGGCATCTGATACCTGTATTTTTATGATTCATAACACAAAAAGCGTTTCAGAAGGGGATTACAGGGATATGCAGGCTTCCGCTGGCCTGCTTTTGGAGTTTAATGCAGGGGTTATCAATGCTTACGTCAGAAAAACCAGGAAATCAAGGGAAGAGCTACAGGAAATGATGGACAATGAAACGTATATGTCCCCGCAGAAGGCGATTGAGAACGGGTTTATTGATGGGTATATGTTTGGAAGCCCGGATGGTTCCGGGCGGGAAGAGGAAAATGGCAATGAGCAGGGGAGCAGGATGTTATCAGTAGTAAATGCAGCGTTTCCGGTTATAGCAGAAGAAAAAGCAAAGGAAATTATCATGGCACTGAAATTAGCACAGGTTCAAGGGAAAGAGGATGAAAATGGAACAGTTTCTGGTAAGGCCAGCGTACAGCCTAAAAATATGCAGGAGGGCAACGGTGTTGCTTTCGAGATAGATGATGCACAAAACAGCCAGAAGGAAGGAGGAAAAAAGGAAATGACGTTAGAAGAGATTTATGAAGAACATCCTGAAATCAGGGATGAAGTGGCAGCACTTGTCAGCAATGCAGAAACGGAAGGTGCAGGGAAAGAACGTGCCCGGCTGGAAGCGTTAGACAAGATTGCACACAGTGTGACAAGCGGGGCATTAGAAGCTGCCAAATATGGGGAAAACCGTATGGATGCAAAGGAACTGGCATACCAGGCGCTTATGGAAGATGGGCAGAAATCTAAAAGTTACATGGCAAATGCCGTGGAAGATTCTACTGCTTCCGGCGTGGAAGAGGTAGGCGCAGGTGTACCGGAGGAAGAAACAACAGATGAATCGGACGGCATGGCAATGTATGTAAATGCAATGCGGAAAGGGGGAAGGAAATGAAACAGTTAAACAAAGAGGCATATGAGGTAACAAAGGATAACCTGGTTTATGACGGCAGGCATCCGCTTGATGCCGCCAATGTGGCAGTGACAAGCCTGCCTGCGGAAGGAGGGGAGTTAAAAAGGGGGCTGGTGCTTGATTACTACGGGGGCAATTATGTACCGCATGGCACAGGGGATTCCACCTATTGTGCAGCAGCCATTGTGGCAGAAAGCATTGCCTTTGGGGCAGGGGAAACCGAGGTGACAGCAGCAGTGTATACAAGTGGCTCATTCCGCAGGTCAGCCTGCATTGCAGGCGGGGATGGGGAGGTTACAGACATGGATGCAGAGGAACTCCGTTCCAAAGGCATTTACTTAAAATAATAAAGGAGGGAAAGGAATTGGTTCATGAAACTTATAAGTTAATCAATACTATCAAGAAAATGTACCCTGTGCTTAATTTCCTGAAAAACCGCTATTTACCGGATGGAA